TTATTCTTACCTGTAACTATCTTGATCGTATTATTAGCCCTTTACAATCTCGTTGTATGGCTTTTGGGATTACCCCACCTTCTAAAAAAGAAGTTGGTCAACACCTCCTTGATATCTGTGATAAAGAAAACATCACATACACCAAAGAAGATCTTGGGCAAGTAATTCTTACCCATTACCCTGATATTAGAAAGATCCTTAACACCCTTCAAGGTAGTTTAAAGGATAATCAACTAGTACTAGATACTAAATCCCTTAAAAACACTGACTTTGAGAATAAAGTAGTAGAGGGTTTAAAAAATAAAATTAAAATCAACGATATTAGACAAATCATAGCAAATAGCGGTGCTACACAGTTTGAATCACTATTTAGATGTCTATATGATAATGTTGAAGAATATACTACAGATGTAGGCGATGCAATAATTATAATAGCTCAATATCAATATGAGTATGGGTTTGTAGTAGATAAAGAAATCTGTATTGCAGCAATGTTAAATAAATTATTAAAGTTATGAGTGTAAATTCAGCCCAACAAAGATATGACCAACTCCAAGAATGGTATAAATGGTTTAATAAAAAGTATGATAGATATCATAAACTTAGATTCAAAAAACCCGTAAAGAAAAATTATTATAAATGATGGATCCACAACAACAACAATTTAATATTGACTTTAGTCAAACAACTCCAGTAGTCTGTGATGAGTGTGGGCACGAACACTTTATTCAAGTTAACATGATGCGTAAATTATCTCCCATGTTATCTCCTACGGGGCAACCAGCATTAATCCCTATTCCTGTGTTTGCTTGTGCCAAATGTAACCATGTAAACCCTGAGTTTTTACCTAATGACACCCTTTGATTTTTTAAAAAAAGTACATGATAAAAAACTTAAATGGGAAGATCTAACAGAGGATCAACAAAAAGTTTATAATACTTTTATTATAAATAAAGCATTGAGTTTTAATTCTAATTATTTAGATATAATAAATAGAATCCAACACTATACTCCTACTACTAAAGAATCTTTTAAATATTTTCAATCAATGACTAGTAATAAATTTAGATATAATAAGTGGATTAAAGGAGAAAAAACCAAATCTTATAATTCTAATTTGCTTGTTATAGTAAGTGAATATTTTGAGTGTTCGTGTAAACAAGCCGAAGAATATCTAAATGTTTTAGGTAAAAAAGATACTAAACTTTTACTTAAAAGTATAGGTTTACAAGAAAATGAAATTAAAAATCTACTAAAAAAATGATTAACTTTAGTGAAGACGACGACGCCGCAGTAAAGTGGTGTGAAGAAAAATATCCTGAATTAACAGCAGAGTATAAAAAAATTATGATGGAACAGTATGTTTTATTTTGTAAAAAACACCGTAATTATGGTACTTCAAATGTAAATGTAGGAACTAATCTTGAAACAGATGCTGATATTAAATTAGCACTTACGGGGTTGTGGTTTAGAATAAATGATAAAATTCAACGTTTAAAAAACTTGGTTATAGTAGGAGAACCCGATACAGTAGGAGAACCAATAGAAGATACACTTAAAGACCTCAGTGTGTACGGAATTATAGGCCAAATCGTACAACAAGGTAAATTTAAATGATTTTAGAAAATGTAAAAAATACTAATGTTCCCGAAATGGACTTTAGTAAATATAAAATGGTATCTTATACCCAATTTTCTGCCTGGAGCGAATGCCCCCACAGGTGGAAAATGATGTATATTGATAAACAGAAACAACCCCCAAATATCCATTTAGCTTTTGGATCTGCTATGCATGAAACCCTCCAAGAGTATCTTGATTTAATGTATAATAAGTCTATTAAGGCCGCAGATGAATTTCCTATTTATGAGGATTTTCAAGAACGTTTTATGAAAATGTATGGGGAATATAAAGAGCAAATTGGAGATAATTTTGCAACTAAAAAAGATTTAGTTGAGTTTGTAAATGATGGACTTAATATAATTGAATTTTTCTTACAACGTCGTCAAATGCATTTTTCAAAACGTGGTACTAAGTTACTTGGGGTTGAAATGCCTATACTAACACCACCCCATGAAAAATTTCCTGATGTTATGTTATTTGGAAAATTAGATTTAGTATTTTATGATGAAGATTTACAAAAGGTAAGTATTTGGGATATTAAAACTTCTACTAGAGGGTGGACCAAATACGAAAAAGAAAATAAAATTAAAACCGCACAAATGGTGTTATATAAGCGTTACTTTGCAGAACAATATAATATACCGGTTGAATCAATTGATTGCAAGTACTTTATTGTAAAACGCAAAATACCTAAAAACCCTAAGTATCCAGCAATGGCTTCAAGAATACAAACATTTGAACCCTCTTCTGGTAAAGTATCCTTAAATAGGGTAACTCGTCAACTTCATGAATTTATTGAAAGCGTATTTGTTGAGGGAACCAATACGTATGATGTAGATAAAATAGAACAGACGCTAGCTACCACAAAAAATTGTTCTTCTAAATGGTGTGTAGCTTGTAATAGCTAACCCCATGAAACAAAAACTATTCCCTTTTATAATCGCATTATCGGCACTAGCTGTTTCTGCATCAGCTGCTTTTTACTCTGTAAGTGGATTAAGTAAGCTTTTTGCAGGAGCAGCTTTTGCTGTTATAATAATGGCTGCTTCTCTTGAAGTAGCTAAGTTAGTAATTGCTTCTTTACTCTATCAATATAGAAAAAATTTACCCAAATTACTTAAATACTATCTTTCAGTAGCTTGTCTTGTACTAATATTAATTACTAGTATGGGCATTTATGGTTTCTTATCAGCTGCTTACCAAGAAACGGCAGCATTAGCAGGGAATGTAGATGCCCAAATTGCTTTAATTGAAACTAAACGAGATAACGTTAAGGAACAACTTGCGGTATATAGCGATGAAAAGGAAAGCATTAATGAGGCGGTGAAAGACCTAAGGTCTGGTTTATCTAACAATGTAATTCAGTATACTGACACATTAGGTAATGTATTAACAACAACATCATCGTCTACTAGGAGAGCTCTAGAAAAACAACTTGACCAAGCAATTGAGCGTCAAACCGAAATTAATACTAGGGTAGATAATCTAAATCAACAACTATTCGATTATGAAACAGAAATAGTTGAAGTAACTAGTAACGCTAATGTAGCAGGCGAACTTGGTCCTTTAAAATATTTATCTGGCTTAACAGGTAAACCTATGGATCAGATTATAAACTGGTTATTATTAGTAATTATCTTTGTATTTGATCCACTTGCTATTGCACTTGTAGTTGCTGCTAATTTTGCATTTGCACAATTAAAACCTAAAAAAGAAATTATGAAAGAACAAATCCCCCACCATACTCCTCAACCATTTATACCTAAACCTAAAATAGTAGAAAAAGTAGTTGAAAAAAATATTTATGGAGAGGAAATAAAAGAAAAGTTAGAATTATTAGACCATCCCAGTGTAAAAGAAGCAATAAAGAACGCAAGAAGGGCCGGGGAATTATAATTTACGTATATGTATAGATAAACATATACAACATGGCTTTAAAACTAACATCTGTAAAATTAGAAGAAAAACTGTTTGAAGACTTTAAAGTAGCTTCAATAAGACAAAAGTTTAACCTTCAAAAATTAGTTAATAGAACTATACATCTCTATTTAACTGACGAGGAATTTGCTAAGCAACTTCATACACACACTGACCTGACCATAAGTGGTAGTGGTCTTTAAATTAATTTAATTAAAAATAAAGGTTATATGCAAGAATTAAAACTTCCTAAACTTAGGAAATTAGGAGATAAACCTAAAGTAGATAAAGAAGGTTACATCCCTAAAGACGAAAGAAAAACAATCCTTTTATTATGTGATGATATTAGGTTACATAGTGGGATAGGTACTATGGCTAAAGAGTTTGTTTTAAACACAGCTCACCATTTTAATTGGGTAAATTTAGGAGCCGCAATTAAACACCCCGAACAAGGTCAAGCTTTTGATCTTTCTAATCAAATAGATAATA